TGATGAAGTTACCTTTACCACGACGGGTATCTTGTGCGATTACGTTAGCGTCACGTTCCATGTTGAACAGAAGACCCTTGAAACGCTCAACGCTCCAACGACCATTCGAGTCAACGTCAAGATCGAAAGTACCAGCTGTTGCAGTTGAAGCAGCACCTGTCTTAGCGACCTTGTAGATTGTGCGGATAACTTCGCGGTTGATTTCGTTCAGAATTTCTTGTGAAAGAATGTTCGAAAGTTCTGATTCAGCATCAAGACCGTGAATAGCCTTAAGATCCTGTGCCAGTTCAACTGTGTATTCTGCTTTAAGAGCGCGTGTCTTAGCAGTAACAGTTGTCTTTTCGATGCTGAATGCCATTTCACCAAAATCGGTTCCGCCAGATTCGCCAAGTTGCTCGGCATCAACTGTTGCAATACCAGTACCTGTGGTGTAGCTACCGTCAACTGGGTTCGAACCAGCGTGAGTACCAGCACCAGAGAAGTCTGTGTCGGCTTCGTTGAAGAGAGCTTCTGTGCCAGCTTGTGTGGTGTAGTTTGACTTCATTGCGAAGATCAAGCCAGTTGGGCCAGTCATTGGCTGAACGCCAGCAACGTCATACGCCATTAGGTTAGGAAGGGCGCGACGAACAAGCGAGATCAAGATTGGATCATACTTGTCGATGTTTGAAGCACCAGTACCACCGATGTTATTTGCCGGTGTTTCGAAAAGTGCCTCTTTTTCTTCGCGTAGGGCCTTTTCTTGGTTTTCAAGAACGACGGCTGTAACTGCGCGACGGTAGTTGTCTTTAATCGCGCCGAGTCCGCCGTGATTTAGAACAGGTTCCCACTTCTTTTGTAGTTGTTCTGAAAGAAACATGTAGTTTTCTCCTTGTGTGTCAATATCTTTTATTTATAAAAAAATTAGTTTTGAGCAGCAATCTTATCCAGTGCTTGGACATACTTACTGACTGTCGATTCGTCTAAGACTTCCACGCCTTCATCTTCTAGTTTGTCTTCCACGATAGTAGTTGACTTAGAAGCAGGGAAATAATTTTCCTTGATGACGTTTAACTTTTCTTCAAAGATGTCTGCGTTCTCGAATTCTACATCAGCTACCAACGACTTAAACTTTTCAGCATCGGTCTTTGCAAGGTCCTCAGAAACAACGGCGAAAACGCCATGCTTCAAAAGAGCTACATTGTTATTGTGCAGTTCTACATTTGCAGAAATTTGTTCGTCCAACTTAGCAGATACTTCTTCTAGTTGGGCTTGCATTTCACCAAGCACATCATATTTCTCTTCGGGAACATCAATATAATGTTCTGCGAACAGGTTTTTCATGCTGTTGATGAATGATTCCGCGATGTCGGTGCGAAGACCATTTTCAACAGCAAGTGCGTTGTCTTCAACCCACTTTTCAATTACATAACCAAGATAAGAATCGACCTTCTCGGTCAAGTCGGCCTTGAACTCTTCCATCAATTCAGCCGCTTCGGAGATTAGACTTTCTTCGATTTGCTGAATTTGATTGGCTACACGGGCAGTTACCATTGCTTCAAAGAGCGACGATGCTTTGCCACGGAATTCTTCTGATAGGTCTTCGTTACCATCAAAGAGAGTAGCAAGATCGGCAGTGAAATCTTCTTCAATCATTTCGCCATCTTCCTCTGTTTCTTCTTGATGAACATTACCCTTTGACGATGCCATGTTTACAACCGAAGTTGGGTCACTATGGGTCGTGAAGTTAGGTGCATTACCTGCGCCGCCCTGAGAAAGTGTAGCCTGGTTGCTGGAAACTGGAGCAGCTTCCTTGGCACCTGGATTATCAGTTTCTTCATCACGTTCGCTGGAAATTGGAGCATCCTGGGAATCACCTTGGCGAGGTTGTGTTTGATCGCCTGCAACCTTAGCTGGGATGGATGTATCCTTACCACCGGCAGCGCCTAGTTTGCCAGCAGCAGGTGCGTCTTCGGAAGAACCCTGCTTAGGGTTGGTTGCATCACCTGCAACCTTCTCATCTAGAACTTCCTCGGATAGTTGCTTCTTAGTTAGCAACTCTCTGATTTTGTTTTCTACACTCATTTGCGTCTCCTAAATGGATTTTTATATTCTATTTATAAAAATATTACTTTGAAGAAAGATGACGCAAGAAACGTTCAAAGACTTGAATCTTTGCTTCTTCGAGTTGTTTCTTACTTGCTTTCTTAATATACTTCTTGGACATATCGCAATGCTGTTCGGTCCAAACACCATTCACAACTACCCATTCTTTATTTTCCATGATGCCACGAACAAAGGCATCTGGTGCTGAGGGGTCAGCTACGATATCAGCCGCTGTCGCTAGATGAAAGTCATCTTGCACAACTTGAACACCGTCTCTGTTTTCCTTCAAAGTACCGAGGCCTCTTGACGAAACGCCAAGTTGACCGCCAGACTCAATTAGACCACGAGCGATATTGCCCATTGGTGTTTCTGTCAGCTTCGCTTTACCAACCCAGTTATCGCCATCTTGACGAAGTTCTGTAATGATATGCGATACTCTATCTAAATTGATTGATGGACCATCCGGATGTCCTAATTCACCGAAGGCTCTATTATTCTCTACTGCTTCCTTCATGTAACGATTGATTTCTTTACCCATGATTTCCGATGGATACATACGACCGTTACGATTTTTAATGTTGGACTGCAGGAAAACGCCCTCAATATAGAGTGCTTTCTTACCGTTCTTTTCTTCTGTGATATAACGAACTTGTTCGTTGACTTCGGTAATAAGTTTCATTAGCCTAGGTCTCCTTGATTTTGATGTTGTTGTGAACCATAACCGGAAACCTTAGCAAGTTCTAGAACTACTGCGCCAGTACCTGAGGAAAAATCTACAACAATATCTGAACCGTTTTCTTCGTTATCCGACCATCCCATAAATTCCATCTTACCCGAACCGGAAAGATAATATAGAACTTCGCTGTCTCTAGTAATAGTAGCAGTAGAGCCTACTGACAACGCCCAGTGAAGTGTGCGAATGTTCACTCTAGGTGAAGACTGTGTTTCAGATGACTTCTTTAGGTCAGTAGCAAGGGCAATAGTGGCGTTCCCAGTCCCGCGCACTTTGACCACGCCGTGAACTTGTGTTAACTTTAGTACCGTTTTCGTTGCCATTTACTATTCCCTTTACTTGTTAGCCGACATGCTGTGTCGAATGCGTGACGTCCGCACGATGCACATCCATACCAGCTGTACCTTTTTTCGTTTTCCAATGAGCGGCCGCATTCTTAGCAGCCTCATATGTAGAACCCGCATGAGTCTCAAACTTACCATGCTTGGCGTGAAACACGATGAATGGCTTTAAATCAGAAGACTCTTCAACTTTCTTCTTCGAACGAAGAAGTTTAAAATCGTGGCCGTCAACTTTACCATTCTTATTAGCGTCAATCTTATGTTGATCACCCTTTAGTTCTTCCGACTTTAGAGCAGACTGCATCTCTTGCTTTGACTTCCTGTGTTTGGCTTTGAAACCTTTATCGTCCATGGAGTTAATGTCCATGGCAATCTCTTTCATACGACCTTCGTCAAGTTCAACTTCTTCACCATACATTTTATCAAGAGCGCGGTTGACACCGATCTTGCGATTCTGCATTTTCTTTAGTTGACCGTCATACCCCATCTTAGGTTTACGAGCATCAAAGTCGGCTGCGGCTTTCTTTGTGTAAGAACCCATAGTTGAATTGGAAAGCTCTTCTAGTTCTTCGACTTCTTCGTTTGCCAGTTTCTTGACAACATACTTGCCGCCGGCTTGGTCGATAGAATTGCCACGCTTGGCATGAGCATCTGCCTTTACCTTATCACTAAAGATTGAAGAACTATTGACATGCTCGCCCTTCTTGTTATAATAGTGAACCTGAAACTTTTCATCAAGTTCGACTTCTTCGTTTGACAACTTAGCAGCAATCGCCATCTGGCGGCGCTTTTCGTCCGACTTGCCCTTGAATTGAGGAGCATCGGAGTCCTGGAAGTCCTTGATGACATCACCCATCTTGGCTTTCGCCATGTTGATGCGCTCTTGAAGTTGCTTATAGGTCTTCATCGGTGTCCTCTATTTCTTCTAAATCGCCATGGTCATTTTCGTCGGTGATTTCGTAGTGATCGAAATCTTCAACATCATTATCTTCTGGCGTGTCGTTATAAATTCCGGCTGCCATATCTTGTCGCATTTGATCTAACTGTTCGCCTGCTTTAAGGTCCATAATATCATTAAAAACTTGTTCAGCATCTGCAAAGGTGCCGCTTTCAATGTTATTTATTAAGTCACTAATGTTACTGTTGTCCATCATCTTGTCCTTGATTTTGCTGTTGAACCTCTGCTGGAGGTTCGCCTTCTAGTGGTGAATAGTCGGGCGGCGAAACTTCAGGAGGACTTGCATCATTTTGCTTCTTAATCTCTTCAATTTCGTCGTCTGACAATTTAAGAATTTTATCTTGAACATATTCTTTACTATACATTGTGCCGATAAACGGTGCAACACCTTGAAGAATTTCAACTCTAGATTGTAGAATTTGTTGTTCTTTGGATTCTGTATAGAAAGCATCTGTTGCAAAAACATACTTGATATTATATCTCATCTTTTCCCAGTCGGCCTCGGTAATGATACCTTTGAGAATAAGTTGTGTCTTTAGTAGATCATCAAATAGAAGTGTGAAACGACGGCGCAGTTTAGAAATAAACTTCGTAAACTTCCATTCGTCTCTATTGATTTCGGCAGCACGACCAAAGTTCAGGCCAGTTTGCTGTTCAAGTCTTGACATCGGAACGTTCAACGCTTGATATAGTTTGCGCTGGAAGTATTCAATGTCTCCCATTTCGCCTAGACCTTGACCACCTGGTAGAGTTTCAATCTGTGTTCCTCTGCCACCTTCGCGGCGAGGCAACCAGAAATCTTCAAGCATTGACATAAACTTTTTATCGTCACGGATTTCACCAGTCTGAGAATCGTAAACAACCTTGTTACGATACTGGTTCATGATACCCTTGAGATACTGTTCGGCTTTAATCTTTGGAAGATTGCCAACGTCAACGTAGAATACGCGGCGCTCTGGAGCTCTCGTGATACGATAGATGACTGCGGCATTTTCCATCATACGCAACTGATTTGCTGGGCGAATAGCCTTGTGCAAAAAAGATAACGGCATGTTTCTGTCCATGTCCTTCAAGCCAGAAGGAACAAAGCAGATAGAATCTTTTTCGATGCGCATGGTGGCACCGGCGGTAGAAGAGATAGAGGCAGCTGGCGTGAAAGTTTTGTTTGGAACTAGACCGCGTTCATTGTAGATAAAATATTCTTTAATCTCTTTAATGAACTCTACACCCGTTTTTGTATCCTTTTCTTTTAGGATCTCTCTCATCTTCTTAATTTTTCTTGGGTCAATATAGCGAATGTCTGCTAGACCCTTCTTTAGATTTGCAGTATCAACAACTTTATGGAAGAACAATCTTCCGTCGATGTACCAATGTCTAAAGTAATCTTGCGCTCTTAGATTGAAGTCCAACATGTTAAGTAGCAGTTGAAATTCATCTTGCACCATTTTTTTAATATTCTTTGACAATTCTACTTCATCAAGATCAATTTTTACTGGAGCTTCATCGTCAAGATTTGCAATTGAATCGTTTACAATATCATCAATAGCAGTATCGATATCTGCCATCATAGAAATCTCACGATACTTACGAATTAATTCTATTTCATTATTTGCGGTGCCGTCGATATCGATGTATGTGCCATAGTAGCCACCGGCTCTGATAGTTTCTACGCCACCATCGTCCGTTGGCGCCACAAACGATTTCTCAGTTTGTGACGCCGTAGACCTTTCAATTTTATAACCAAATATCTGCATTAAATTATCCTAGTTGGATGGAATTATGCAGTCAGATAATGTGAGTAGTTAAAGGTTACGGTGAACTCTTCAATTACGTCATTCTGACCATAC